GGAGATGATTTAATTATGAGTAGTGATTTTAGTGATTTGGATTTGAATTCAGTTCATGCCAAGATTGAATGGGCTGGAAAGCCTGTCTCTTGGGATGAAATGGATTTTTGTTCAACACAATTTCACCTTATATTCATCATAATGAAGCTAAAGTGTTAGCTGTCCTTGCTTTAAGACAAAAACGAGCTCATATGTTGAGCCCGGTTATGGCTATGCAAAGACTTGGTGGTATGATTAGAGTTCTTTCTACGCCAAAAGTTTATCACATAATACTCCATATGATGGAAGCACTACGTGATCGTTGTAACTTATATGAATCTTATGAAGAGGCATTTGTTACATATGAAGAAATTTTTGACAATTATAATAATCCTATTAGAGATTGTTAGTTAGAACCATAAATGTTTCTTCTTGTTGTTGTTTTGTCAGGGTGCTTAAATGAAAATTTCAGCCCATTTTAAAAAGAACAAATTCGTTCTTAATAAATTAATGACTTTAACTAAAGCACAAAAAGCTTTAAATAAAATTAAACAACAATATGGTAGACAGATTAGTAAAAAGTTGCATGGCAACCTTATGTTCGAGCCAAAACTCGCGCAAAATAATCAGCCTTCCAAAAATAGAAGAAGGAACATTCAAAGAAGAAGAAAAAGAAAAGGAGCTTTGGCAACAGGTCCATCATTTTCTGCATTTCCAAGAGGAATGCAGAAGAAAGGATTTGGCGTCAATAGGCAAAGAATGGTAGTTTGTGAAGATGAGAACATTGGAATCATTACATCTCCGGATAGTACTGCTTTCAATATACTCTCTACTTATCCTATCAATCCTGGTCAAGCAACAACTTTTCCTTGGCTTTCTTCAATAGCAAAGAACTTTGAAAAATATCGTTTTCAAAGTCTTGAATTCTATGTTGTTCCACAAGTTTCACAGTTTGCAAATGGTGGTCGTACAGGAGAGGTAATACTCTCATGTGATTACGATGCGTCAGATGCAGCCCCTGGATCTTATCAACAACAAGCAGATCAAGTCCCACACTCAACAGCAATGCCTTATCAAAGGCAATCGTTGGTTTTGAGTCCAAAAGAGATGCATAAAGAATCGGATGCTAAATTCATTCGTCCTGGGGGTTTACCTGGGGCTAGTGATATTAAAACATACGATGCTGGCAACTTTTTTGTTGGATGCACAGGCTTAGATGCTAGTGTATTCAATGTGTGTTCTTTGCATGTCAGATATTCATGTGAACTGACTATACCTGTTCTTGAGAATTTTGCTCAAGCTCCGGTGAATAATAGTGTCACTTATTTGGTTGATTCACAAGCAGTTTTAACAACCGCTACACCATATCAACCATTGTTGGCAGCAGTCAAATCAACAGCTTTGCCGGTGACTAATGGTTTAGGAGTAGTAAATACTGCTGGATCAATAGTTCCCACTCCGGGCAATTATATTTTAAATTGTTCGGTGCAAATGACTAATACAAGTAATGTATTAGGTACTGGTTTTTTAGATGTTTTAAAGAATGGAGTTGTGCAGATACCTGAAGTTACAGGAGCATCTGCTGAATACAAAAACACAACAGCGACAAATACAAGTTTGACGTTAAATGTGTCAATTTTTGTTTCATGTAATGGTACTGATGCAATTGCACTGGAGTTAGATTCAGTGTTTGCAGCTGGTGTCACTACAGCAACTACAACCTTTATGTTGACTGCAATTTAATTCTCATATGATGAGTCCTCTTATGAAGAGAAGAGTCTTTCTGGCTTATATTTTTTACTTAGATATAGTCAGGCAACTGACTATATCTAGGTTTTTAGAACCAGTTCTAAAT